CGTGCGCGTTGTTGTAGGGCTGCCCTACCACCGCCACGGCAACCGGATGCCGGTAAAGCGCCCGCAGCAGCGCACCCTGGTCCTTGTCGCGCCAGCGTTGCCATTCCTCGCGCCATACCGCGAACAGCGGCGCGGCGCCCGGCCCGAACCACATCACGCCGGTATTCAGTTGCAGCGGGTCCAGCGGCAGTTCCGCCAGCGTGCGCTTGCGCTCCTCGTCGCCCAGGTGCCGCAGCGACTCGTTGTGCTGCGGGCGGCTCGGCACGATCACCAGGTCATAGCCCGCCGCCAGCAGCCGGAAGCCCAGGGAGAGGTCGCCGTGGACGCGGGTATCGGCGTCGAGGAACAGTGTCTGCGTCCACGGCGTGAGCGTGTCAAGGTTCACCTTGGCCCAGCGCCCCGGCGTTCCGGGCGTATCGAAGCGCTTGAACTCCGCGCCCTTGATGGGCTTGTCGCCCACGACCAGCACCGGCCAGGCGTGGTGCTCGCGCAGGCTGGCGATGCTGGCCGCGGCCTCGGTGCGGGCCTTGCGCCCGAATGCAACGTACATCACGCCCGCATCCACTGGCCCATCCAGTCTGCGGGCAGCGTGCAGAGTTTGACGCGGTGCGTGTAGATCGTGCGCAGGAAGGCGTGCCGCTCGTCTGCACCGCTCTCAACTGCGGCGCGCCAGAGTTGGATCACCTCCTCCGCCGCCGGCGTCCGGCGGACCCAGACGAGGCCGATCTTGTAGACCGGCAGACGCAGATCGCCCACCATCTCCAGCGTCAGCGCGCGCTCGGCTTCGGTGCCGATGTCGCGCGCCAGGCGCGTGTCGCTCTCCAGCATTGCCGCCATTTCCCACGCGGGCTCGCCGTCCTCTGCTTCGAGGCGCATCAGGCCCAGCGCGGCACACTCGGCGGTTAGGGCGGCGTGCCCGTCCCACAGCAGCGTGCGCTCCCACGGCAGGTCAGTGGCCTGGCCGTTGCGCGCGCTCATTCCGTACCTGCGGAGTGCGTCAGGAATCTCCACGCCCTTCGGCACCAACACGCCCGCGTCCTGCCCATCGAACGTCTTGCGGATCATGTCCGTGGTGCTCAGGACGGTTTGCTGCTGTAGCAGCTCCAGCAGTTCCTGGTTGCGGCACTCGAACCAGTCGCCGGGCTGGTAGGTGCGATAGGCGCCATCCAGCGCATAGCGGCTGATGGTTTTGAGCGCCTTCACCCAGTGTTTGCCCATTCAACTCCCTCCGGGTTTGGTCACGGTCAGTCTACGATCTGCGTCCACATGGCAGTCGGCACCGCCAGTTGATTGCTCCCACCCAGGAGCAGCAGGGCCGATAGCGGCACGTCACCGGCGACGTGAACCGTGCCCGCGATGTAGCAATAGCCGGCGTTAACGTCCAGCTCGTCGGTGCGAAACTCGATGGCGATCGTGTCGTTGCCGTCGCCCTCTGTCTGCTGGAGGATCACCAGCTTGTCGGCAACCGCGCCGATGGATTTCGCATCGGTGCCGTTGGCGTTGGTGGACTGCACCAGTGAGCACAGCAGCGTGCTCGCTGCGCCCATCGTGCCGACCTGCACGATGAACACGCCGCGCTGGTGATGGGCCAGATTGACATAGGGCGTATACTCGATGGTCGGCCCGTTGTAGGTGGCCGGGTCCAGCGTACCCGCCAGCTGGTGAACCTCAGTAAAGCGATGTGTGTATGCTTGTGTCATCGCGCTCCTTGGTGGGGAGGGCAGCCCGTGCCACCCTCCCCGTACTTGTCTCTAGCTCGCGCTAGTCTACGATCTCATCCCACGCGGTGACGGACACCGGGGAATAGTTCGAGCAGCCGGCGAGCGCGAAGATGCCGATGTCGCACGCCCCGCCCGCCACGGTGAGGGTCGCGCCCAGGAAGGCGAAGCCCCCGTCAACGTCCATTTCCTCGGTGCGCACTTCGATGGCGACCGTTGAGCCGGCATCGCCACCGGCCTGCGTCAGTTGCGTGATGGCCTTGCCTGCGATGGCCTTAGCCCCGGTCCCGGCGGCGTCTGTCGCCTGCATCAGTGCCAGGTCCACCGTCGCGCCCTGCTCCATGTCGCCAACGTGCATCAGAAGCACGCCCCGCTGATGGTTTGCCATCGAGCGGTAGACGAGGGGCGCGTAGACGCCGATTGCATAGGCGTCGGCATCCGCCCCGAACAACTCGTGAACCTCAGTGAAGCGGTTGGTGTATGCCTGAGTCATGTCATCACCCCTAGCTGGCGCCCGCGCCGTCGAGGATTACGAACGGCGAAACCACCGTCACGCCATCGCGGTAGGTGATCGGTGCCGACAGCCACGGGCGGCCATCCACCCGATGCACTGCGCGCCACGAGGTGAGGTCATTGCGGAAGCGGTAGTGCTTGCTGGCGTCGATTGTGACCATCTGCCGGTCGCCAATCACGTACTTGCTCAGGTCGGCCAGGATCAGGTCGCCCGACGTGCCCAACGGCTGCGCGTTCTCCACGAAGAAGATCGGGTAGCCCATGAGCGTGGTCGGCATGGCGTCGCGCCCGTTGCCGATCCACACGTAAGACGGATTGCCCGCCGGCCCGTTCAGGCCCAGGATCTGCGGCATCGTGTTCTGATGCGCGATCCAGATGGGCGAGCGCCCCTGGAACGCCGACACCATGTTGAAGATGTCACCGATGCCGATAGCGCCCGCGGCGGTCCTGGCGACCACGATGGTCGGCCCGGTGCCTGTGGCGGTGTTGGCGGTGACAACGCCCAACGGCTGGCCTGCGCCGGTGCCGTTGACGAACGCCCATTCCTCCTCGTTCAGCACGACGCTGCGGAAAAGCTGCTGCAACAGCGATTCCAGCGGGATGGCGCTGTCGGCCATGAGCTCGTCAGACGCCTCGGTGTAGACCACCAGCTTGTGCGCCACCAGCTCCACCTGCCGGAAGTCGGGCTGCGACTCTTCCTTCTCGCTAGCCTCTTCCGTCCACTTGGCGATGGCCCCGCCGTAGTAGCTGGACGTGCCGGCTGCGGGCGCGCCGGTCTGATCGAGCACCGGGATCTGCATCACGCGGGCGCGCATCGGCAGAACGAACGCGCGCTGGCGGAAGATGCGCTCCAGCGGGTCCATCTGGAACAACTGGTTCAGGTGCTCCGGGAACACCGTGAAGCCACCGGACGCGCCGATGTTCTCCACGAGGTCCTTGGTCTGTGGGTCGATCCAGCCGTTCTTGCCGTCCTGCGGTCCCAGGTCGTGCATCGCCATCCGCAAGCGCGGGTCGGTCTTGCTCTGGAACGACACGCCGTAGATCGAAGTCAACATATCGCCCAGGCTCTTGAACTTGCCGGGCTGGCGCGGGGCCGGGGCTTCGGGCGCTGCCTGCGCTTTCAGGTCCTCCAGTTCCCGCAACATCTTCGAGCGCTCTTTGAGCGCCTTGGCGTCTTCGAGCATCGCCTTGGCCTTCACCAGGTCCTCGGCGGTCGCGGCCTTGTTGGCTGCGATCTCGCCGGACTGCTTGATGAGGGCCTGCGACTGCTCGAACAGCTCGTCGTAGGTCGTAAAATCCATTTCAGTCCTCCATAGACTCGATTTGAGTGAGTAGTTCCAGTCTCAAGCGCTCGTTGTCCGTGGAGGTGGGTGGCTCGTCGTCCGGCCCGGCCTCTGGTTCTGGCGCGTCCTCAGCGCGGCCCGCTTCGTCGGCGGGTGCGGGTGATTCATCCTCAATGCCCTCCAATAGGGCGATGGCCTGCCGTAGCAGATCGGCGGCGGCTGTCTTGCGCTCTGCGATCACGTCGGCGGCCTTCGGCGTCTCCATGTCCTCATCGGCATACAGCGCCGCGAGCTTGCGCAACGCCTCGGTCTTGCCCGGTCCCTCGTAGACGTTGCCGCGGTAGCCGCCGTGCAGCGCGGCCCACGCCGCGCCCATCAGCCGGTGGTCCAGGTTGCCGTCCACATCGCGCACGCGCAAGTGCCAGGTCGTAACCTTCTCGGGGTCCTCGACCACGAGGTAGTGCGAGGCGGGATGCTCGCCATCGGCCTCGGTTTTCGTCGCGGCCTTGGCGTCCTTGAGCGCGGTCACGGCGGCCTGCTCATTCATCGGATGCGTGACAAGGCTGAACTCCCAGAGGCGCAGCTCGCGTAAGTTGCGCACCGGGTCGCCGTCGTCGCCCTTGGTGTAATCGGTGCCGCCGGGAATCGGGTCATAGCCGATGGATAGCCCGGAGATCGCGTTGTCACGTAGTAGGGCTAGGGCGTCACGCCCGCGCGTGGTGTCCGACACAATGGCCTTGATGTATAGGCCGTGCGGGTCCTCGCGCATTTCCACGGGGCGTCCTATCGGTTCGTGCTGATCGTGCTGCCACAGGAAGCGCACCTTGTTTCCCCGCTCTGTCAGCGTCTTGGCAAACGCGCCGGGGTGGATGATGTCGCGCCCCAAGTCCAGGTTGCCAAACACGGCGGCATACCCCTCGACGGTGCGCCCCTCGTAATCGACCTGCTTAACCTCGAAGTCGAAAGTTTTGTATTCGTGCTCCATTGCGCCTCCTCCTGGAAACGACAAAACGCCGCTATCCTCGCCCGAGGTCGTGTGACTCTCGGCGGGTTAGCGGCGTTCCTGTCGGACTGCCTGCGGCCTAAGCCGCTATGCGCTTGTTAGTCAGGCTATGGAATCAACCACAATTCGCCATCCGGTAGCATCTCTGTCACCACAACCGTGTAGCCCAGGCGCTCGAATATGGAGCACGCTACCTCTGGCACGATGGCAACATGGTCGATTTCCGCGAACATGTCCAGCGGCTCAAGCTTCACGCACTCGCCCTCTGGCGCGTCGAAGAACATCTCGGCATGCGTGCCGTTGATGTATCGCGGCCTCTGTTTGCCAGTGAAACGCCCCGTCACCAGCGCCACAAGCCCGGCGCCGATGGCCTTCAAGAAGTCGCGTCTGTTCATTGCTCAGCCTCAATCAGTGCCGTGGTGACTTCGTGGTCTGCAAACTGCCGCAGCAACAGCGCAGCATCACGCATGCCAAGGGTCAACACCAAGTCTCGTGATATGTTCAACAGGGTAGTGAGCTTGCCCTTGGCATAGCTTTTCTTTGTCTTCGCTCGTACCGTGAAATGCGATAGCGACTCCGCTTCCATCTCGTCAGCGGACGGCGCCGCCACATCCTCGGGAAGATCGCCCGTGTACTCCTCTACGGGAACTGGGGGCGTCCAATGTTCTACTCGCCACAGGTAGGCAGAGGGCATGGAAGCCAGCTCGTCATTTAGCCGCCCAGCCTGGTGGTTGTACTCACGTTTCTGCTCTAGGGTGATCATTGCTCGGCCTCGTCGGGTTTGCCTGGTTTCTCTGGAATGAACCGGCATTCCACAAATACCGGCTGGTGCATCTCGACCTCGACCTTGAACCACTGGACAAGGCGCGGGATTCCCAGCAGGCGGCGAATCTCCTCCACTACGTCGCTGGCGCCCGTTATCACTCGTACTCTCGGTTCCTCGCTCATTGCCCCCACCGATCCATGGCCCGGCGATCTCTCGTTCCACTTCTGCGCGGCGAGGTCCTTGTCGGTCTGCTTGTAGTCATCGTTAACGGGTGGTCCCTCGGCACCGCAGTCATTGCACATGATGACAACTTGGTCATAATCGGTCCATGTCACCACTGCGCTGGTCCCGCCACAAAACGGGCATTCTCTTAGTTCCACCTCGCCACCGCCACTAACCAGCGCCAGAAGCGCGGAAACGGTAGGCGAATGCTCGCCCTATGTATGACCCGCTTTGTCTTGACGGTGATCCACAGATTCGCCTCGTCCCGGTCAAACCTATCGTGGAAGCCCAGTCTTGTCCTGATCTGCATCTCAACTCCTCTCGGGTTGTCCCTTCATCGTGCGTCTCAACTCAGCCGTGCGCGGCTCTATGTCCAGCTCGCGCTCGATCGCGTCCACCACCATCAGCAACGCCTGGCGAATAGCCAGCCACAAGCGCCGGGTCGCTGCAATCGGATCAGCCACGGCGCCCTCTCCGTCCCGGCAACAGCCGTACCACGACGGCCAGCAGCACGAGGCAGACGACGGCGGCGGCTACGAGGTCATCCAGTGTAAGCATGGCCCCGCTTGAACTCCGTCGGGCCGACGTTGCGGCCCTTGTCGATCTGCACCGTTAGCACCATCCCGCACGTCGGGCACGTCACGCTAACCTCGCGGGTTCCCGACGTCACGCGCACCACGATCCCCTGAGCGCAGCGCGGACACGTGAGGGTCATGGCGTCTGCTCCACAACCAGCCAGCCGTTGCGGATGAGAATGTCTCCAAGCGCCACGGCGATCAGATCAATCGCATCCTCGTCCGGGTCATCACCGCTGAGGCCCTTGATGTGTAGCGCCTCTGCCGCGCCGTGCAATACCTCATGCAGAATCGTCTGCCACACATCCTCGATGGGGCGTTGATTGCGGTAGACTCGGATTGTCCGCGTCCAGTAGTCAATCTGGCCCCAAAGAGACTTCCGCTTGTAGAGGTCCACGTCAGCGGGATTGTCTACGTACTCAATCGAATATTGGATGCCCAGGATGTTCGCGCTGTCGGGAAGCTTGATCGCCGTCATCTCTGTGGGAGTCATAGCCCCGCCTCCGATAGCGCGGGTCCGATGGTTTCGTCTAGCCTGCGTCCCATACGATAAGCAGCCACGGCTACCATCTTCGGATCTTCCATGTCAACAGGGAGGCCGTATAGCCTACCACGCTCAAGCTCTGAACAGATGCGCTTGTATTCGTCATCAATCATTGTGCGAAGCGGGTTATCCATCTCGACTCCTTTCGGGTTCACAATCCACCACCGAACACCGGCAGCACCGTGCAGCGGCAGTTGATCGTTTCCTCAAGCGGCCCCCGCGGGTCGCCGGGCTGCCGCAATGCCGCGCCGCCCACGTCAAAGGTGCCGTCGATCTCGACCACCTGCCCGTTAGCCTGGCGGTGGGTATCGCGCGTGCGTAGATCATTCGTCGCCAACCACTCCTTCTGATGCACACCCCAGTCCTTGTACAAGGCCGCGGCACCGGCGTTGCTCATGCGCATCGTCTCGGTACGGGCGATTGTTTCCAGCCGGTAGGGCGGCAGCCGTAGCTCCGCGAATAGCGTGCGCTCGGCTTCCTCGCCCGTCACGTCGCCGTCGATCCACTGGCGAAACAGCAGATCCAGCGACTTCTCCATCTCGGGCACCGAAGCCCCCTGAGCGAATGCCTGCCCGAAAAGCTCGGTCATCGCCTCGGCGCTGGTCTGGTCGATGGGATCGGCAAACTGGAGCTGGTAGCTCTGGAACCAGTCCTCACCCATCAGGTTACGCACGTCGAACGTCATTCCAAACGTCGCGTTGAGTTGCGTGCCCTGCGCGACCACGACGGCCTCGAAAACAGGCGCGAACACCTCGCGCCAATGTTCCGGGCTGCCCATCTTGAAATAGTCAAGCACCGGCAGCAATACATCCTGCCACGCTATCGTAGCCTTGCCTTGCAAGGCCGACTTATGCCCCGCGCTGATGATGGCGCGCACCTCGCGGCGATCGCGCTCGAACGCCTGGCGCGCCGCCTCCATTGCGGCATCCTCGTAGCTGGTCGCCGTGGCGTCAATCGTCTTCCACACCCGCTGCTTGGCCTCCTGCGTCAGGGCGTGCGCCTTGGTCGGGCGTGCCTTGCCGCGTTGGGTGCCGTCATCCTCGCTGTTGGCGCGCTCGCCTTCGCTGTCAGACGGAGCGGGCGCGGATGGCTCTGCCGGCGCGCCTACGGGTATCGGCACGGCGCTGATGGGCAGCAGGTATACGTTATCGCTGTCATCGAAGGGTAAGCCCTCGGCCTCCTTGTACTCTGCGCGCGTCACCAGTCCACCGCGGGCGGCCTCCAATAGGCGCGTAGTCCGTGCCGCTCTCGCGCTCTCCAGTGCCGGGACGCTCGAAAAGTCGTAGGCCGGGAAGGCACCGTCGTCACCGTGCAGGTAGAACAGCCACTCCACCTCGAAGGCCCGCAGCTCCGGCAGCAACGTGTCCTGCCAGAACATCACGCGGTCCTGCTCCTTGTTGGAGTAGGTCGATTGCACGATGTCGGGCCGCGACTCGATCAGCGTCAGCGGCACGCCGAACGGCATGGCGATGCGGCTTTCGTTGCGCCCGTCGAGGCCCTTCATGTCGAGCTCCGCGAACGTCAGACCCAGACGCTGGTATTTTCCCCCCTGGTCCAGCACCGCTGTATCGGTCCAGTTGCGCGACCCGCCGTAAATCTCCATCCAGCGGGTGCGTGCCGTCGTTACGTCATCATCGCTCATCGGCACGTCGAACGTCAATAGGCCCGGCGGCATCGCGCCGTAGTCGAAGAATTGTTTCAGGTAAGCGGTGGCGGCGTTGTCAACGTCGCCCGACTGCGACAGCGGCGACAACGGCGACAGGCCCTTGCCCATCCCGGCGAACGGGTCGCCAGGGTTGGGCATCCTCACGTGCATCACGTCCTCGCGCAGTAGGCGCGGTGCGTCATCCTCAGATACGCCAGGCGGCTTGAACATGAATCCTTTGAGTTCCTGATCGCGGTACAGATGCCGCACCCAATCAGGGCGCAAGCTGCGCATCTCTGTCGGATAGCCGCGATTGCCCCGGTCGCGCTTGAACCACACGTAGGCGTTGCCGAACAGGTTGTAGTACACGCGCAACTCGCCATCCAGCTCCAGGAACGACTGGTGCGTGTTGGGCCGATCGAGCAGGCGCGCCAGCGGGTGTTGTGGCGGCGCGGGCTCCTTCTGGTCGCGGTCGCCCACGTAGGCACGCAACTGCGCGGAGGCCGCCGAGCGCACCTTGTACATGATCGCGCTGTAGATGATGGCGTTGAGGTTGAAGCCCTCCTCAATGTATGAGGACAGGTCCACCATCTCCCACGTCGCCTGCCCCTCGCGCCATTTCGGCCATAGGACCATGGACTGCTGTACAGCTTTGCGTTGCGGTTGTGTCAGGGCGTGCCAGGCTGACTTGACCCGCTGGGCGATTGTCGTCATCCCACGAATACCCCGCGCCTGCGGTCGCAGTACATCACGCCATAACGCAGAGCATCCATCGCGTGATCGTTGGCCTTCTCAGGTTCATCTCTCATCGTCCCACCTGTCTCTTTCCAGGCGTAGCTTTCCAATTCCGCGATGGTGTAGACGCACGCCGGCGCGAACGTCAGCCGCACCCGTCCGTCTTTCGCCGGTGCCAGGCGCGCCTTCACCGCCTGTAGCCCATCGCGCACGGTGTTGTTAGCCGGCGCAACATGCAATCCGGCGGCACGCATATCGGCAATCAGCCCCGCCGCCGATGGGTCCATCTGCACCGTCTCGGCGTGGTATTCCTCAGCCATCGCGCGGCACGCCTTGACCACATCGGCTTGCAGTACGCGGCGCTGGTAGAACTCGCTCAGCACATGCAGCCTCCCGTCGTTGTCCTCACCGATCGCCAGCAATACCGCCGGGTTGGTGTAACCCTCGTCGGCACCGATGATGACCCGCTTCCAGGGACCGCTGCGCTCGCAAATGTGCGTGTCGCGGCTGAACTCCTCATAGACCAGACCCTCGAAGGCGACGAACTCGCCGCCCAATTCCTGCGCGGCGAACTTTCCGGTGTAGCTGGCCTCCAGCGATTCGACGAACTCACGCGCGATGTACGGGTTATCGCGTGTGTGCGCCCGGAAGACGCGGATCTCGCCAGCGCGCCGATAGAGCCAGTTGCGCCCGCGTGGCGTGGTCGTGATAAAGCACGGACCCGCACCACCACCGGCACGCAGACGCCCGATGACCACCTCCCACGTCCCATCCGGGCACAGCGCGCCCTCGTCAATGTGCGCCCAATGAATGTTGGGGCCACGCAATCGGTCTGGGTTGTCGGCACTGCGAAATATGATCTCAGCGCCGTTGACGAGCCGCCCCAGCATCTCGCCCTTGTGGAGGTCCATCTTGTCGCCCAAGATCTCCTGATAGGCCCGCAGCGTGGCATCCCGTAGCATCGGGTAGGTCGGCGCGACCACGAGGCCCAGCGTGCCAGGCGTCGCCAGCGCGCAGCCCTTGACAGCCCCGCCAAACGTCTTTCCCGACCCGATCCCGGCGATGAATGCCGTGAACCGCTCATGGCAGGTGACGAAATCGTACTGGGTTGCATACAGCTCACCCGTCCTCACGCCGCTTGAAAACAAACGTCAATGCCTCCCCGTCCTTGCCGGTTAGCTCGGTGCGATCCGGCGCTTTGCCGAATGCAACCTCGATGAACGCTTGTTGTAACCGTGGGTTCTTGCTCGTGGCCCATTGGC